CATTTAAAGATACTGTGATTTCTTATCCTTCAAGATTGCCTCCTGAATTTGGTATACAAGAATTCATTGATTATGATTTGCAGTTTGAGAAAACATTCTTAGAACCAATTAAAACAATTTTAAACCTTGTTGGTTGGACAGTAGAGAAAACTAATTCTTTAGAGGACTTTTTCTCATGATTCTTTTAACATTTGCAACTGCAATTGCTCTTTCTGTAATTGCTGCATACTATTCAATTATTGGTCTGGCTGCCATCTTTACGGGTGCATTTTGGCCAATCGTCATTATGGGATCGGTGCTAGAGGCTAGTAAACTAGTTACTGCTTCTTGGTTGTATCGAAATTGGCACATATGCCCACGGCTTCTTAAATCATATTTGACATCTGCTGTTGTTATACTGATGATAATCACCAGTATGGGTATCTTTGGTTTTTTATCGAAAGCCCACATCGATTCTACCCTAACAGCGGGGGCCAATTCTGTTGAAATAAGGACACTCAATCAACAAGAAAAAATTGTAAAAGAAAGATTAGAGTATCTGTTAAAGCGTGCAGGTGATCCTGAAACTGCATCAGCAAGAATAGATAGACAAATTCAAGATTCACAAAAAGAATTGACTGAGATTAACAGAAGAAGATTACCACTATTACAAGAAGAAACAAAATTACTTGCCGAAGTTGGACCAATCAAATATATTGGTGATTTGGTATATGGCACAGAAGATGCTGATGGTATTAATAAAGCAGTTCGCCTGGTAATAATGTTAATTATGGTTGTATTTGATCCTTTGGCTGTGTTATTATTGATAGCAGCAAATATGTCAATGAATCAGGCAAAACCACGTAAAGAAGAAACACCACCTGAAAAAAGTGATATTGAAATACCTGTTTTTGTACCCGTACCAGAACCAAAAAAAGAAAATATTGTTGAGATTGAAAAAAATAATTTAGCCGATATTGAAATTGATCCTGTGTCTGGTGTGACAATACCTCCGATAGGCAAACAAGAGGATATGCCTATGGAAAGACCTGGAGATTATGTTACTCCACCAGAAGTAAAGACCACACACATTTCTCCTGGAGTATACACAGAAGAACCAGTTAAAAAACTAGAACCTAAGTATGATTATGATGCAGAATATGCTTTTAAAGAAAAAAGAAATAGAAACGATGGATTCAATTGAAAGGTGAATTATGGGAATACTTGACAAAATTAAAAAGAATAGTAGTATCAAAGATTCTGCTATCCTAGCAAAATCAAAATTCTTTACTGAAAAAGATATGATTCCCACTTCTGTGCCAATTGTTAATGTGGCACTTAGTGGTAAATTAGATGGCGGTTTAACACCAGGTCTTACAATGTGGGCAGGCCCATCAAAACATTTCAAGACCGCATTTTCATTATTGATGGCGAAATCTTATTTGGAGAAATATAATGATGCAGCGCTTTTATTCTATGATTCAGAATTTGGTACTCCTCAATCCTACTTTGACAGCTTTGGTATTGACACTAATCGTGTTCTGCACACTCCTATTACCGACATTGAGCAATTAAAATTTGATATCATGCAACAGTTAACCAATCTTGATCGTGGCGACAGGTTGATTATTGTTGTTGATTCGATTGGTAATCTAGCATCTAAAAAAGAAGTTGAAGATGCCTTAGAACAAAAATCTGTTGCAGATATGTCCCGTGCAAAACAAGTTAAAAGTTTATTTCGTATGGTCACACCACACTTATCATTGAAAGATATACCAATGATTGTTGTTAATCATACTTACAAAGAAATTGGTATGTTTCCAAAAGATATTGTTGGTGGTGGAACAGGTTCGTATTATTCTGCCGATAATATTTTTATTATTGGGCGACAACAAGAAAAGGAAGGAACAGAAATTGTCGGTTACAACTTTATTATCAATGTTGAAAAATCTCGTTATGTTAAAGAAAAATCTAAAATTCCCGTTACTGTATCTTTTGATGGCGGCATTAGCCGTTGGTCTGGTTTACTTGATATTGCACTCGAATCTGGCCACGTTATTAAGCCATCCAACGGTTGGTACAGTAAGGTTGATGTAAAGACTGGTGAAATTGAAGATAAGAAATATAGAATCAAAGAAGTTGACAGCAAAGACTTTTGGATGTCAATATTAAAAGACAAAAAGTTTCGTGAATTTGTCGAAAACAAATATCGTGTTGCTGCAACAGATATTATCAAAGATGAAGATGTACAAGAAACCTTTGAAGTTGAAACAATAAATGGATCAGATGATGAGTGATGATTATTCAAAATTAAGACATTCAAAAAGAAGATTAAAGACACAAACACACGCAAAGAAACAATCTAAAATTGCCAAAGCATATGGTGTAATTGTAGACAGTATACATCGATTCGCCAAAAAACATTGGGCTGATTGTGGAAATTCCGATTGTTCTTTGTGTGGAAATCCAAGAAAAATTTGGGGTGAAAAGACAATACAGGAGAAAAGAAATGAGCAGCGAGACAGAACTGAACGTTAGTGATTATGCAAATGCAATGGTATTAGGAATAGATTATCAATTTCATGTACCAGAAAATGATGCACAAGCGGTTCATATTGAATTTTTAAAGGGTAAGTATACTGGTACCACAATCAAATATGGCAAAATAAAATTTGAAGAAAAAGAAGATGCCGGCCATTTACAATTTGCTTTCGATGTGATAAAATCAGAGAACACAAAGCCAAAAAAATTACAAAAAGATCCAGAATTTATTCAATATGCAGGTGATTTTTTAGTACATTTGGTAGCATTGAAAGCAGAGGAAAATATTAATGAAACTGGAACAGACGATATTAAAGACACTAATCTATAATGAGGACTATCTCAGAAAAGTATTACCATTTTTAAAGAGAGAATATTTTTCTACAAATGTTGAGAAGTTAGTTTATAATGAAATTACATCATTCACGCAAACTTATAATAAAGCGCCAACAATTGAAGCACTTAGTATTACCATCAAAGAAAAGACTAATATTACAGATGATGAATTACAGAAGTGCGAAGGACGCTCTATCTGTAAGTTTCGATAACTCTGTTGGCCATGACTATTTGGAGAACTCTGATGAACGATTTGAATTCTATCACAGAAAAGAAGAAAGAATACCCTTTGACTTGGACTATTTTAACAAGATTACAAAAGGTGGCCTTCCAAATAAAACTCTTAATATCGCCCTTGCTGGCACTGGTGTTGGCAAGTCTCTTTTTATGTGCCATGTTGCCGCTGGCTGTATGGTTCAAGGTAAAAATGTTCTTTACCTCACGTTAGAAATGTCCGAAGAAAAGATTGCAGAACGTATTGATGCAAATCTTTTGAATGTTGATATTGGTGATCTTCAAGAATTGCCGAAAGATATATACGATAAGAAGGTCAATCGTGTCCGTGATAAAACAACGGGCAAATTAATTATCAAAGAATATCCAACCGCATCAGCTTCAGTAATTCACTTTAGAACTTTATTAAATGAACTTAATCTTAAGCGTTCTTTTGTTCCCGATATTATTTTTGTTGATTATCTTAACATTTGCTGTTCTGCTAGGATTAAACCTGGCGCTTCTATTAACTCGTACACCTACGTCAAAGCAATTGCTGAAGAGCTACGGGGACTGGCTGTGGAATTCAATGTACCTATTGTTAGTGCGACCCAAACCACTAGAAGCGGGTATACATCAAGTGATCCGGGACTGGAAGATACTTCAGAGTCGTTTGGCTTACCTGCGACAGCAGACTTAATGTTTGCTTTGATTTCATCAGAAGATTTAGACCAACTTGGTCAAATCATGGTGAAACAATTGAAGAATCGATATAATGATCCAACTTTTCACAAGAGATTCACAGTTGGAATTGATAGAGCCAAAATGAAGTTATATGATATTGAACAATCAGCACAAAGTAATATTGTAGATTCTGGTCACAAAGGTAACGACAAACCATTGAACACTTTTGGTAATGCTGAAAAGAAAAGCTTTGAGGGATTCAAAGTATGAAATTAAGTGTTGATGATGCTTTGCATTGTGCAAAGGTCTTTGAGGATTATTTTGGTAACTTTGGTCGCATTGATGAATATATGCGTGATCAAAAGTTAAATGCATTATCAGAAATTCCCACATCATTATTTCCACCAGAAGATGATCTATTCTCAGACTTCTCCATGGCGCCAGCAGACATGGATTTTATTATTGAGGAAACACCAAATGAAACATGGGAAACACTTTTGTCAATTACCAGTTCCCATGTGAACATTCAACCAGTAGGTAAACAGATCAGAGTT